ACAATGACGTGAATGTCATCACGTTATTGATGGTGATTTGCAAACCAGAGCCTGCCGGTATTGATGCGCTCAGAATGTCGCCAGCAGAATAATCTGTTCCACGGCTGTTGATCGTCACGCTGGTGACCGTTCCGCCAGCAACCACAATGGTGGCTGTGGCTCCAGACCCCGTGCCGCCAGTCAATGCTTTATAGGTGTATGTTCCATTTGTGTACGACGATCCGCCAGTAGTTATCGTAACTTTATTTACGCCACCCGACGCGTTTGTGGCGTAGCTTGCCAAAACGGGGTAATGGAATACTTGCGAAAAGTAGCCTGAACACCTTTGAGCGCCTAACGCTTCGCCTGCGTCATACCAGCATTTTTCGCGGATGTTGTACACAATTGCATCAGTACATTCGGTTGCACTGCCTCTTGGGTAATACCACCAGATTTCACCGTACCTTGGAACTTTCATTGCAAAGACTTTCTGTCTCTGCGCATAGTTCAAGTTGTCAAAAAAATAGTTTTGGTTGAAGCTGTTTGGTATCTCTTGAACCGTACCGCCGTATGCCAAGAATCGGTCGATGCCGCACCAGTAATAGATTCCGTCATATTCAATCGCGCTCTGCGACGACATGATTGACGTTTGGGATGAAATCAAGTCATAGCGCCAATAGAAGGTGCTGGATGTCGCCCCAACGGTCACCACTGTTGGTGTGTAGCTGACGCGAATCAGCGAGTCCAATGACCAAAACAATCCTGACGGCGCATTCGATCCACCGCGAACTGGCAAGCCTTTGACAATTTTTGTGGCCGTGATGTTGGTTGCGTTGGCTGTGACGCCAACCCAATCATTTAAATTACCGCCAGCAGAGTTTCGAATCAGGCCAAAGTTTCCGTAAACAAACAAGTACGGATACAACATGATACAGCCGCCAGATACGGTGACGTTGTTGTTGACAGTCAACGTGATTGATGCAGTTGAAGTGGCGGCGGCTGACATCACAAAGGTAGTTGCATTGGTAATAGATGCAACGGTTGCGCCAGATGGAATGCCAGTTCCAGACAAAGTCTGTCCAACACCCATAAGCGATGTTGAAGTTACCGTAACAGTTGTCGTCGAGTTTGTTGTGGCCGCTAGAGTAAAAACGCCAACCTGCGACATTGTTGTGCCAGATACTGCGCCAAACAAAACGGGCGTGTTCACGGAGCTATCAATAGACGTGAGGTTTTGCCCGGGGTGCGCAACCAACGTCTCCAGCCCATTGCCGCCAGCGTCGTACACCGTATCAAACTGCCACAAGTTGTTGTCGTTTGCAGTGAAGTCGGAAAGTGTAAAGTCGATAATGCCTGCGCCAACACCAAGCTGATTGATGGTCAAGCTTTGAAGGCCGTCGCTGTAACCGTTATAAATGACGTTGTAGCCATTCCTTGGGTCAACAAAAAGTCCACGAGAGGGGCCTGCAAGCAAACTGGTGATTTGGTTGTAGCCGCCCATTTTTCTTGGACGCCCGCGCTGAAACCTAACCCATTGGCCATCGGTGTAAAAGTTTTGATCAAAGACAGTTCCGTCCCGCTGAATCCCGGGCTTGGTCTGAAGCGCAAAGACCTTGTCGGTCATTAGAAGGTTCCCCCGCTAACGCCATTAGTAAAGTTTCCTGTGCCAGTAACAGCAAGGCCAGTGGCGGTTGTGTTGGAAATCAAGTTTCCAAGAATGGAAATACCAAGCTGGCCGCCGCCGGGGCGGTAGATGCCTGTGTTTGTTTCGGACGCAAAATACAGCGATGGGTTTGAGGCAGAGCCGTTGACCATTGCAACTACAGAGCCGCCAACAGTTGTGGTGTTTGCATTAAAAAAGTTTGTGCCATCGCAAATGACGGTTGCTTGCGTGTTGCTTGGCACTGAGACTGTTATGCCAGTTGTTGTGCCAAGAGTCAGGGTGTAGGCCCCCGTGGTCTGGTTGCTAATAACGTACAAGTTTACAACGGGCGGAAAATAAACCGTCACGTTGCCAGTCAATGCTCCCGTGTAAGACTGAATGGTGTTTGATGCCTCAGATGCCGTCAACGTGTATGTTCCACTCACAATAGGCTTTGTCAGGGCGGTAAAGGTGAATTGAGTGCTGACGCCGTAACCAACGGTCACATAGGATGTGCCTGTGCAAATGATGAACGCGGAGTCGCCGGGGGCAAACAACTTTGCCGATGACGTTCCATCCAACAATTCACTGCTGGTAGTGCCTAACGACAGCGTGCCAGTCCCGTTGTTCTTCAGCAAAGCAAACCAGTTTGCGCCCAGCGTTGATGCCAGCGGCAAGGTAACCGTTCCAGCGCCGCCAGATGTTGGCCACACCTGAACTTGCGCCCGATCTGCCGTGGTAAACGTGTATGCATTGACCAGCGATACCGTTGGATGGCTTTGGTTGAGGGTCAAGCCACTTGCAAGCAGGCCGTATCCAGCAAGGGTCGCCGCATCAGCGGATGACGTGCCAGCGCCAAAGGTAAATACGCCCCAAACACCGTTGGCGGTGCTGTTGTTGGTCAGGTAGATGTACTGAGCGGTTCCTGCGGCAACGGTGACAATTGTTGTGCCGCCTGTGGTCTGCACCGCCAGTGCAGTTGCGCCAGTGTTTCTGATGAGCGCGTCAGTTCCGACCGAAGCCTGCGACGCTGTTGGCATCAGCAAAGCATAGGACGTCGAGGTCGTGGTGACGTCCATGATGCGGGCGGCCACATTGTTTTCGTCCGAACCGTTTGCGGGCCAAACTAACTGCAAGCTTCCGGTGCTTGAAGTAAGCGCATAGGAAACGTAGCTGACTTCCGTTGGAACAACGACGTCGCCAGTGAATGGGGAGATGTATGAGGTCATGAGTCAAGTGCTACAGCTTGGCGGTCACCAACCCGCTGTTTATCTTCTTCCTTCAAGGTGGTGACGATTTGCGTGTACTGTGCTTGCCACATTTGCATCCGCTCATCGTTCTTGAGGAAAGGCATAGCCTGCAACAAAGTCCCGTACAACATGGCCTGCGGCGCATATTGCGTGAACCAGTTTGTTTGGTTTGTTGAGTCCAAGGGTTGAACCCGCTCGTAATACACAACCTCCATGCTGTAGGCCGCATCAGGTGTTGGGGCGATCAACCAGTGGGTGTAGTCGTAATCGGCGTAATATTTTGGCTCGTCAGTTGCGGTTGTGCTTGGCCAATACTCGCGCAGGTATTCGTACTTGCGCAAGAAAATTGGGGTGCGCTCACCGTTGGCGATCATGGTCATGGAAACCGTTTTGTGCCATCTGGCTGGCTTTGGCAAAATAGATTGGGTGGGAGTCAAGGTTACGGAGCCAACATTGATGTTGCCCAAAAACTTTAGTTCTGCGGCCAGCACCTGCTCGGCCAACATGATGAAGGTCGGGATGTAGGCAATTGTGGTGGCGTCGGTGCGCTCCAAATAGGCTTCGACGCTGGAAACCAAATTGTCATAGGTCTGAGCCACTGCTGTTGTCATAACCCTCTGCCTTTCATGGAAAAAGCCCCCTGTTACGGGGGCATTTTAGTTGTCAATTGGACTTTAGGCAAACGCTCTCGTGCCTTGTTTGTCAATAATCAAGGCCATATTGCGTGGCTCTGCGTCTTCGGTGTTGGGAATCGAGATGTGCGTCCAGCGATCAAACTCGCGAATGACCTGATCATAGGGTAATTCCGCGTCAATGATGGCGGTTACAACCTCATCGGGGGTCATGCCTTTGACGCGAAAATCGCAGGCTGTCCCGTGCCGATGCTGTGATCGGTCGCTTGAGCCCACCGCACGGTTTACCTCCGCACTGCGGAACGCGCTATTCACATGAATCTCACGGCCACCCAAAACCTCGCGCACCAGTTCCATGAACTCAGCTAACCGAGTCAGATTTGCCAGTTTGGCGTCGTTGGGCTCGTTGTCAAACTCCCGATGGTCGGTGTGGGTAAGTTCTTCGAGGGTGAAGTGTTCGGACAAATTCATTTGATGCCTTTCTGCGATTCAATCGCTTGGTTGTACAGGAATATGCAAGCATTCAGCTTGGAAATGGCGCGGTCGCCCTCCTCTGCTATTGCGAAAAGAGCTTTTCCCGCTTCTGGACTAAGTTCGGCTGATGCTTCTCCTCCACCACCTCCGCTGGGAGTGGCGGGATCTGCGGGGGCAGATACGGGGCAGGACGCTTTGAGGCGCAACCGCATAGCACCAGAGTCAATAGCAGAATCACGTTCTTTGGCGGCAAGCTTGGCTTTTTCATTTGTCTTCCTCAATGCGTGTGTGGTGGCGGTCAAAGCGTTGCCAAACGCCTGCTCTTTGGCTCTGGCTTGGGTATTGAGACGGTCAACCTCAAGTTGCTGGGCTTCAGCTTCAACGTGCTTGCCGTAGTAATACCCGCCGCCAAAGGTCAGCAACAGGGTAATCAAGGCTGAAAATAGGCCCTTCATGGCTTTGGCGGCTCGTCAATGTCGTTGGCTTCGGCCTTGGCTACCGCGTTGGCTACGGCTTTAATGCCTGACCGACCAGCCACACCGCCCAGAACGCCCGTGATAAACACCATGATGGTGGAGATCTGTTGCGTGTAAACCTTGTCAATTGGAGCCATGCCTGCCATTGGCTGGGTGACGTAGGTCACCGAGTACAGGAATGCGGCAACCGACCCGAACAAGATCAAAACCAAAATGATGATGACAAAAGCCCAAACGCGGACTTCAATTTCTTCTGCGGTCAGGCGGTTATTTGTTTTGTAGGCAACGGTAGGCATCACTTTTTCTCCTGTTCAGGTTTTGTTAGTTGCTCTGGGCATGTGCCCGTGGCGGTGCAAATTGGAGGCTTGCACTCGGTGTTATTCCAGTTTGTTGGGTCTTGGCAAGGGTAGCGAAAGCGGTCTTCGCACCCTGTCAAACACAGGATTGTCAGCAAAAGAATCAGGCTCTTTGTCACGTTGCTTCCTTTCAATCTGTCTTCTCAATCGTTCAAGCTTTTCGGTCTGCACCTTGACCTCATTTTTTGCATCCAGAATGTCCAAGTACAGCATGCCGCCCAAGGGTAGCAACAGGGCAATCAACACACAGCAAGCGATCCAGCCCAAGATTTCTTCCCCTATTTCTTGATGAACAGAAACCACATCCAGATGTACAGGAGGAATATAGCCGTTACTGCTAGGTACTCTTCTTTGAGCAGGAACTGTCTTCTTGCCTCCCTGCGTCGCCATGCCTTGTACCTTT